CCACCTACTGCTATAATATCAATTCCACTATAATATTCTCTAGCATAATTTATACAAAACTCAATTCCTTTTGCATCTCCAGCTCTACCAGCACCGTGGGGACTTTTAATACCTAGTGCATCTACTTGTCTATTTCCAGCCCACCGTGCATACCTAGATATATCAGTTGGAACAGATACAACTTTTAATATTAATTTAATACCAGAGTCTTGCATTCTACTTTGATGAGATGTTACTACTGCTTCATTACTTCTATATAATTCATCAACTTGAATAAGTTCTACGTGACTAACTTTTTCTTCTATTAATAAATCGCACATAGTAGATTCTTCGTCTATTAGAAATTGTGTGTCAATGCTTATAATTAAATCTGCATTAGGACACTCTTTATAAAATTCTTTTATATTTTTTCTAAGCCAATCATAACTCAACCTACCAGGGCCTGTATAATAATTGAAAGCACTAATACTAGGTACTGCTCCGGCCTTGCTTGTTGCAATAGCTAATTTTAAATCAGATACTCGATTCATAGCCATTGCTATAATAGGATATTTAGAATTGAATAACACATTTCTCTCCGATAAATAGTACTATTACTTATTAAGGAGTTTTTGTATTATGCATCCGTATCCAAGACCAAATGAACGTATAGTTATAGTATCCGGAGGGTTTGATCCTCTGCATTCTGGACATCTAAAGTTACTTAAAGGAGCAAAAGAGTTAGGACAATATCTGCTAGTTGGTGTTAATTCGGATCAATGGCTAGGAATAAAAAAAGGAAAAAATTTTCAAAATATAAAGGAAAGACTTGATATTCTAAATTCTTTAGATATGGTTAACTCTGCTATGGAATTTGATGATAGTGATGGAACTGCATGTAAACTAATAGATCATGTAAAGAAAACTTTTCCGGATAATGAAATCATATTTGCAAATGGTGGTGACCGTACTACCAATAATGTACCGGAGTCGAACATTACTAACATTACATTTGCATGGGGTGTTGGTGGAGAAGAAAAAACTAACTCTAGCAGTGAGTTATTGTACAGATGGGGTAAACACAATACACAAACAGAACACCGTCCTTGGGGTGCCTGGACGGTACATAGAGATTTAAAAACAACAAAAGTTAAAGAATTAACAGTCGAGCCAGGGAAAAGTCTTTCTATGCAACGACATAAAGATAGAGCCGAGCATTGGTTTGTTGCAGAAGGTGAAGCAACAGTTTATACACTTGATATAAGTTCAGACCAAGAACTAATTGGCCATTTTCCAATGCACTCCTCCTTACATATAAATCAGGACCAATGGCATATGTTATCTAATGAAACCAATAGCTTACTTAGAATTATTGAAATACAATATGGTTCTAACTGTTCCGAACAGGATATATTTCGGTTAAATGACCAAAAATAATACTTGACCTTTGATCTAAAGTGTAGTATAGTAACACTTGTAAATACAAACCTATAAGGAGATCAAATGTTTACCCCAGAGCAAATTGCTAAACTAAAGTCCGTAATTAATGACGGCGTACAAATTAAACGTGAAGTTGAGGACCTAAATGGTGGACTCAAAGATACAGTTTCCGCGATTGCAGAAGAACTTGAAATTAAACCAGCAGTTCTAAATAAAGCAATCACTAAAGCATTCAAAGGTGACTTTGAAAGAGATCAAACTGATCTTGAGGCTGTTGAAGAAATCCTTGACGTAACTGGTAATAAAGTTCCTTAAGACTTACATAATTAATATTGTAGAAAAGAGGAAAGCTAATGCGAATTGAAGATGAAATTAAACTAGATTTTAAAGATGTTCTCTTTAAACCTAAGAGAAGTAAACTAGAATCTAGACGAGATGTTGACCTGCTCCGTACTTTTAAATTCCATAATTCTGGAAATGAATGGACAGGAGTTCCTATTGTAGCAAGCAATATGGATGGTGTTGGAACTTTTACAATGGCTAAAAAGTTGCAAGAACATAAGATGTTGACTATAATGCGAAAACATTATACACTTGATGAATGGAATCAAGCCATCGGTGACGGTGTTAAGATGAAGTACCTAAGTGTATGCACAGGAACAGCCGCAATCTGGGATCCAGAAGCGGAAGACTTTGCAACAATGAATGCAGTATTAGGAGCATACCCGGATATTAAATTTATTACAGTTGATGTAGCAAATGCTTATCACGAAAACTTTGGAGACTTTATTTCACGTCTTCGTGACAGATATCCAGATAAAACTATTATTGCAGGCAATGTTATTACTGCAGAAATGGTTGAGGAGTTAATTATCAAAGGTGCCGACATTATTAAGTGTGGTATTGGTCCAGGATCAGTATGTACTACACGACTAATGACAGGTGTTGGAATTCCTCAGCTATCAGGTATTATCGAATGTGCAGATGCGGCAAACGGTATTGGTGGTCATATTATTGCAGATGGCGGTTGTGTATACCCTGGTGATGTTTCCAAAGCATTTGGAGCAGGTGCTCATTTTACCATGCTTGGTGGTATGTTAGCAGGCCATGATGAATCTGAAGGAGAGATAATCGATGGCATGGTAAAGTTTTATGGTATGAGCTCAGACGAAGCTATGTCAATTTATGGTTCTCGTAAATCTGGTTACAGAGGAGCAGAAGGTAAAGTAGTTACTGTTCCTCATAAAGGTTCTGTTGATAATACCGTAACAGAAATATTAGGCGGAGTTAGAAGCACATGTACATACATTGGAGCAAACAGAATTAAAGATATGCCAAAGTGTGCAGTTTTCGTACGTTGCTTGAATACACATAATACAGTCTATGGAGGCTAATAAATGAGTCTAAACGAAAAAATTGATGCTAGGATGGATGCACTCCAGCATTGGATGGAAACTAACTATCATATAGACCACGAAGAGGAAGTGTATAACTTGACACTATCTATATCCAAGTTTTGGTCTATAATGAATGATGCGGATAAGGATTATCTCCAAGTCGCACAAGATGCAATTAAAAATAAAACAATGTGGAGTACATAATTTGTTCGTAGATGCTTGGCAGGATCGACAAAAAGAAATAGTTAATGTAGTAGAACGTGTTAATGGCAAGCGGGTAATGAAAGTTTATCCTTGTCGTTATGTAATGTACTATGCAGATGCTAAAGGCAAGTTTGTAGACATTGCTGGAAACAAACTTAGTCGTATTATGGTTGGCAATGCAAAAGCATTTGATAAAGAGAAACGTATTCATGGACATGGAAGAACATGGGAAAGTGATTATAGGCCTCTACAACGTTGCTTAGAAGAAAACTACAACGGTCAAGAATCTCCCAAGTTACAAGTTGCATTCTTTGATATTGAAGTTGATTACGATAGAGAAAAAGGATTCTCTGATCCTAGTGATCCTTTTAATCCAGTTACTGCCGTAACAGTACACCTGGGTTGGTTAGATAGAACAATTACATTTGTTGTTGCTCCTAAAAAAATGTCTAAAGAACATGCAGAAAGTATTGTATCAAAATTTGATGACACAATACTATGCGAAACAGAAGATTTATTACTTGAATACTTTTTAGATATCATTGAAGATGCAGATGTACTAAGTGGTTGGAATTCAGAAGGTTATGATATTCCTTACATGGTTAATCGTGTTACTAGAGTATTAGGCAAAGATCAAACTAGACGGTTTTGTCTATGGGATAGGTTTCCTACTAAACGAGAATTTGAACGTTATGGAAAGACTCAAGAAACTTTTGATACAATTGGCCGTGTACATTTAGATTATTTAGAGTTATATAGAAAATATAACTATCACGAACAACATACTTATAGACTTGATGCTATTGGCGAATTTGAAATTGGCGAAAAGAAAATTCCATATGAAGGATCTTTAGACCAGTTATACAACAATGACTTTGAAAAGTTTATTGCATATAATAGACAAGACGTTGTACTGTTAAAGAAACTAGATGACAAACTACAGTTTATTGACTTAACAAATCTTATCGCTCACTCTAATACTGTTACACTTAGAGCTACAATGGGAGCCGTTGCAGTTACAGACCAAGCACTAGTTAATGAAGCACATAGTAGAGGAATGATTGTTCCTGATAGGCCGAGGCGTAATAAAGAAGTAGCAAATGCCGCCGCTGGTGCTTATGTTGCAGTACCTAAGAAAGGCATGCACGAATGGATAGGTAGTATGGACTTAAACAGTTTGTATCCTAGTATTATCCGTGCATTAAATATGAGTCCAGAAACTATTGTTGGGCAAGTACGTCAAACAGAAACTGAAGACATGATTGAAAGTTTCTTATCTTCTGGTAAAGGTGTTGCTGAAGCATGGGAAGGAAAGTTTGCTTGCCCTGAATACGAACATGTAATGAATCGTGACAAAGGCATTACCTTAACAGTTGATTGGGAAAATAATCAATCAGAAGAAATGTCTGCCGCAGAAATATATGACTTAGTATTTTTTAGTGGACAGTCCTTAATGATGTCTAGCAATGGTACTATATTTTCGTATGCACAAAAAGGTATTATTCCTGGACTACTAGAACGTTGGTATGCAGAACGTAAAGAGTTACAAGCAGAACTAAGAAAAGCAGAAACAAAAGAAGATAAAGACTTTTGGGATAAAAGGCAATTAGTTAAAAAGATTAATTTGAATAGTGCATATGGTGCTTTACTTAATGCAGGTAGTAGATTTTTTGATATGCGATTAGGGCAAAGCACAACTCTTACCGGACGTTGTATTGCTAGACATATGGCAGGCGCAGTAAACGAATCGTTTACTGGTAAAAAAGATCATGTAGGTGATGCAGTAATTTATGGAGATACAGATTCTGTTTACTTTAGTGCTTATCCATTATTCAAAGATGAAATTGAATCTGGCAAAGTAGAATGGACTAAAGATAAAGTTATTGAAATTTATGATACAGTAGCAGAACAAGTTAACGATACGTTTCCAGGGTTTATGAACGAGGCATTTAATTGTCCTCAAGTACTAGGTGAAGTTATTAAAGCTGGTAGAGAAGTTGTTGCGTCTCGTGGAATTTATATGACAAAGAAACGTTATGCAGTTATGATATATGACGAAGAAGGTTCTAGGAAAGATACAAATGGATCTCCTGGAAAACTTAAAGCAATGGGCTTAGATATGAAACGTGCAGATACTCCAGAGTTTATGCAAAGGTTTCTAGAAGAAATATTAGGAATGACATTGGAAGGTACTGATCCTGAGATTGTTATGCAACGTGTAAAAGCATTTAGAGAAGAATTTAAGTCTCGACCTGGTTGGGAAAAGGGTACACCTAAGAGAGTTAATAACTTAACTAAACATACAGCCGTTTATGATAAGACTGGTAAATGTCGTATTGGACATGCATTGGCGGCAATAAATTGGAATAGACTTAAGAAGGCATTTGGTGACCAACGTAGCATGGATCTTACTGATGGACAAAAAACTATTGTTTGTAAATTAAAAAACAATCCTATGCAAATTAATTCAATTGGTTATCCAATTGATGAGCTAAACATTCCTGATTGGTTTAAAGAATTACCATTCGACCACGACGCTATGGAAGAAACTATTATTGACAGTAAAATAGATAACTTGCTTGGTGTGCTTAAATGGGATTTATCCCAAACAAAAGACAGAGGATTTGTTGATGACCTTTTTGGATAACAAAGTCGTTGACATTTGCCTAAATTATATGTATACTGTAAAAACAATGGAGATTATGAATTATGCTTAAAGACATTACACTAGACGTTTCGAAGAATATTGCTTCGCTTGGTACGTTTGAAGAAATTCTGGTAGAGAAAGATGCAGGTAAAACAAAGTTTACTGCTTATCCAGAAGATAGTACAATTAC